GGTGGGAATTATGGTTTTCCTGCTTAAGGGTAAGTTTGATGAGTTGAACCGGATCAGCATTCTGCTGAATCGAACACGCGAGGAAATGGCACGGGACCACATAACCCGGGCTGAGTTTAGGCAAGACATGCAACAAATTCTTGACCGGTTTGATCGTTTGGAATATAAGATCGACCGAATGATCTCGGAGCATAAGCATCCGTAGGAGAAAAAGATGGCAACAATGAGTGCAATAATGAAAAATCCGGCCGTTCAACGGGCCATTAAAAAGCTTCTTGAGCAGGAGGAGAAGGCAAAATCCGGAAGCGATGCTTCGGATGCAAAGGTTGCCGAAATTATCAAAGAACAGCGCAGCCCTGCTGGTTACAAGTTTGGCGGTGATGTCAAAAAACCAGGGTTATACGCCAACATTCACGCAAAGCGCAAGCGTATTGCGGCTGGATCGGGCGAAAAGATGCGTAAAGTGGGCGCCAAGGGCGCTCCTACAGCAAAAGCTTTTAAACAGTCGGCCTTAACGGCCAAGAAACCTAAGAAAAGGAGTTAATCATGGCTGGACGTGGAATGGGTGTTGCAACTCGTGGTGGTGGTGCTGTTGAAAAGGGTGCCAAGAACAAGATGGTTTCTGAGACCAGCAAGAAGACAGGCCCCGTGATGATGGCAAAAGGCGGCATGGCTAAGAAGATGATGGCCGGCGGCGGCATGATGAAGAAGGGCTATGCTGCTGGTGGTGCCGTTAAGAAGAAAATGATGGCTGGCGGCGGGATGCGCGGCAAGTAATGTCGTATCTGATCAGCAACATCCCGTACTTTAAGTGCTGGGTGAGGCGTGAATTTACGCACATGCATCAGAAGTATCATGGAGAGTACCTGCATGCCATGGCAATCGCAGTCACCTCCATGCCGGATAGGTGTTTAAGCTTTCAACTGGTCTTTACGGGCTGTGAAAGTGATGCAGAAGGTGAAGAGAACGTTCATGGCGGGGCGATGTGGGCCCGTATGCCGATTACGGCATTGGTTGGTGACATCGCCTTGGATGAGTGGCCCGAGAGGATGCCAACGCATTTGGCGCAGCCTTGGGATTGCCCTTCGCACCATCACACGGTCATTAAGTTTGCAAGGACGTCTCCGAGCCCCTGGATGTGCAAGATTGACGGGGAGTTTTACACCGGAAGATACCTGTTTACGGTAGACTATGCGGAAAGCGAAGTGGCCGATTGTACTTCACAGCACAAACAAAGCCATGTGCTGATGTTGACAGATGCCGGTAAGTGGACGGGTAACATCGTGGCTTTGCCGAACAATCGTGTTCGCGTGACAAGTCCTGCGTATTGGGAGACCGGAACCGGTGCTCCTGATTTTAGGCCAAGTCAGTGGATACATTGTGCCGAGCAGGACGACAGTTACATGGACCCAACCGTTACTTTTGACAACTTATACAACGAATGACAACTTCGGGCACGACCCTCTTTGATTTAAACATCGACGACCTTGTTGAAGAGGCGTTTGAGCGATGTGGAATGCGGATGACCTCGGGTTATCAGCTTAACTCTGCCCGTCGTTCGTTAAATCTTGTGTTTCTAGATTGGGCCAATCGTGGTTTGAACCTGTGGACGATTGAGCAAAAGACGTATGCTCTGACCCAGGGGGATGCCGAGATTACGCTTGATTCGGACACGGTGAACGTGCTTTCTGCTGTCATTCGCGACACGTCTCAGGGGCAGCAGACGGACATTACGATTGACCGGATTAGCCGCGAGGAGTACTTGAATGTTCCTGACAAGACAACACGTGCAAGGCCTGCTCAGTACTATGTTCAGCGAGCCAATACGTTCAAGGTGTTCTTTTATCCTGCGGCAGATCAGGCATACACTTTTGTTTATTACCGTATTCGTCGCATTCAAGATGCCGGTGGTTACACCAACACGGCCGATGTTAACTTCCGGTTTTTACCGTGCCTGGTTTCAGGCTTAGCCTATTATCTTGCCCTTAAATTTGCCCCGGATCGTGTTCCTGCTTTGAAGATGATGTACGAAGAGGACTTCCAACGGGCGGCCTTAGAGGATCGGGATACGGCCAGCGTGTCGTTTGTGCCCGATTACGGGGAGTGAGATGGCTTTTGCAACCGGCAAGTTCTCTTACGGTCTTTGTGATTACTGTGGTCAGCGGTACGCGTATCAGACTTTAAGGAAAAATTGGCGTGGGTTCATGGTGTGTCCGGAGGATTACGAGCCGAAGGAACCCCAGTTGGACCCACTTAAGTACAGGGGGGATGCGATTGCCTTACGCGATCCGCGTCCAGACAGAATCGAACCGGTGTCCGTGTTCGTTGGAGCGCCTGGGTTTTCCGCGTTTCAGAGCGTTGGAACAGCGAACAACACTATTAACATGACGCCTGATACGATTGATAAACCCTTGTTTATGGACATCAAAATTAGCCCGGTATCGGTGGTGATCACATGACCTACGACGAGCTTGTAACCAACATTCGCAATTACACGGAGGTGGACAGCAATGTCTTCTCCAGTTCGGTCATCAACACGTTCATTACGATGGCCGAGAACCGCATTTTAAGGGACATTGATCTTGATGTTTTTAAGCAGGAAGACACTGGAACGCTTACTTCAGGAAATCGATTCCTGGAGGCTCCTTCTACTATTCTTACTCATCGCTATTTGATGGTTGTGGTCGGTGATGACCGCGTCTTTTTGGATTTCCGTGACAACTCCTTCATTCGTGAGTATTGGCCGGATTACACCGAGACGGGTGTGCCCAAGTATTACTCTGTGTGGGATCAGAACACCTTTCAGATCGCTCCCACGCCTGATTTAAGTTACACGGTGCAGATGGGATACATCTACAGGCCTCCGCAGCTCTCTGCGACTAATCCCACCACTTGGATCAGCACGAACGCCCCTGAGGCCCTTTTGTACGCCTGCTTGATCCAAGCCTACAGCTACACCAAGGGCCCGATGGATATGCTTCAGTACTTCGATAACAGCTACAAGCAGGCCATCCAAGGCCTTGGAATGGAGCAGCAAGGACGTCGTCGCCGGGACGAGTACAGGGATGGCATGCTGCGTTTGCCCATGCAATCGGCTTCACCAGGACCTTAAAACATGGCTTTTACTGGCAATTTCGTCTGCGATTCGTTTAAAAAAGAGCTTTTTGAGGGCGTTCACACCTTTGGTACGGGTGGAGATCAGTTCAAGATCGCGCTTTATGACAACAATGCCTCTTTTACGGCCGCTACGACGGCTTACACAGCGACAAACGAGGTGGCAGCCAGCGGAAGCTATGCGGCTGGTGGTGGCCTTCTAACATCCCTTCCTGTGACCGTGTCAAGCAACACAGTTTTGGTGGATTTTTCGGATATTTCGTTTACCGGTGTGACTTTCACGCCGTATGGGGCGTTAATCTATAACTCGTCGGTTTCGGGAAACCCGGCGGCGTTTGTTCTCGACTTTGGTGGCCCAAAACAGGCTCTAAACGAGACCTTTACGATTGTTTTCCCGCCGTTCACGCTTACCCAAGCGTTTGTACGATTGGCATAAAGGAAGAAAGCATGTTCGCCTCAATACAATCCGAGCCCCCAAAGGTCGAAATCAAGCCCATTTTGCTGTCCAAAAAGCGCCCTGCTGAGAAGGACATTTACAAAGAAATGTGGTCAAAACCGGAGTATCGGACGGTTGCACCGGGTGAGCAGTGCGCAATGGATTTCTTGGTTCAAGCATCGCCTGCAAAGGGTGATACGGTGCTTGATCTTGGCTGTGGAACAGGCCGCGGAGGCTTGGCTTTAGCTGCATTTGGCGGTTTGAATGTCACTTTGGTCGATTTTGCGTCGAATTGCCTCGATGAAGACATCGTTCCCATGCTCAAAACGCAGTCTCACGCGCTTCGTTTTGAGGAAAGAGACCTCACAGAACCGCTTGATTTAGGGGCCAAATACGGCTTCTGCACGGACGTTTTAGAGCATATTCCAACCTCTGACGTGGATAAGGTGCTGGATAACTGTCTAGCCGCCTGCAAACACGTGTTTTTCCAGATTTCAACGG